CTTTACTCTACCAACACTTACAATCTTCTTACAATAAGTCATAAGAAAAGATGACTGTTTTGTGTGCATCCAATCGGCATCAAACAATAACCAAGTGGGGCATATATCTAAGTACTGATCTATTATATCATGTAGCACCCTTCTTTGCCACGGTGGGTTAGTTATTGTTAGTATCTCAGTATCAAACTCACTAGCCCCATGAAAATGAAGAGCATCACCTTTTATTATATGGTCAGCCCTAGGCTCTATATCAAGAGCTAGTATACACTCTGCCATACCATCAGTTAACTTAGTCAAGTGACCTATTAACCTGCCATCACCTGCACACGGTTCTATATACTTAAAAGAGTAAGGTAAGTGAGGCAGTAACGGCTCTACAGCCTGTACAGGTGTCGGGTAATAATCACGCGGTACTCTTTCGAAATTACTACGTTTTCCCATACACTGACCTCAACTTATCTAACGATACAAACTCTGGGTCATATATACCATTGTCTATATCTCTCTTTATAACTACACCTTTCCACCAATCCCTATTTGCTTGCCCTGCCCAAGACTCTTCTCCTCCTTTGAAACAACCTGCAACAAGCCCAATAATTCCCGTAGGATGTGCCCCATCTTTAAAATACACAGAGCGTTTATGACTATGACCGCAGGTGCTAGAATAGTTCCTGTTCTGTAGTAAGGAGTAAGCATGATGCAAGCCAGAAGTAGCTGTACCGAAATTACCACTAGAAAAGAAGTGAGCATACGATACACCGTCATAATCAGCAATAGAAGGCCCTGAGTTTTGGTATTCGTGATAGTCGTCAAACCAGTATTTCGTTTGAAGATGCTTAAAGGAAATCCCGAACTTGCTTCCCTCAAGTCTGGGGTCGTATGCAATTGCTCTTTTAATTCTATGCTCGTGGTTTCCCTCAAACCCAATAAAGTAAGGGCGTTTTCTTTTATTTTGTCTAAACTTCCACCTAATTCTTTCCATCGAATCATTGTACACCTCTATATCTTTCTCATAGGATTGACTCACTACTGCTTCTGGGTACTTACCATCAAAGGTATTTAAGGATCTCATGTCTGCTCCATCCCCAAGGTCAACAACATAGTCAGGTTTTATATCATACAAAAATTCACCTAACCAAGAGTAACGGTCATTTTTCACTGAAGGGTCTGCGTGTCCACAAGTTAATATTACTGCTGTTTTATTAGGCATCGTATTTCCTATCGGTGTCAAATTCTAATTTGATTGGGTCTATAGACTTAAAGAAGTGTTTCTTAAATTCGTAAGCTGCGTCAAAAGAAATAAAAGGTACGTCTTCATCAAACAACTGATCATTATCTCCATCTTGAACTAAACAATTAAGCCACCAAGTTCCACTCTTATCTTCTATTGGACCTTGATGTACTCTGTGTATCATAAATGTTATTTTTGATTTATCCATTCTTCGGGTATCCTCTTGTCTGAATATAAAAATTTATGTTTATTACACCAGTCAGCATAAGTAGACTTAGACCCCTTATACAACTTAGCCCTAGAATTAGAAAACACAAATCTTATGTCTATGTCAGGGTATTGATGTTTTATCTTTAGGTGTTTCTTTCTATCTGCTGTAGTAAATCTCCCTTTGCTTTCTATAATTAAATTATTAGGTAATATAAAATCTGGAGTATAGGACTTTACTTCTGACAACTCCCAATAGATCTTCATAGTTTCATACTCAAAAGGTACTCCCCTATCTTTTAAATCTTTAGATATATCATCTTCTAAACCAGACCTATATCCATTCTTTATTGCGTGTCTTCTTCTTTCGGAGGTTGCCAAATTTCATTATCCTTTTTCCTTAACCATAATAGTCTAGCATTTTCAATCACACGGTCTTTATTTCCATCGTAGGCCCTTAAACAAGCATTCCATAGGTCAGACTCTGTATTACAAGGTTTGAGGATCTTAGAGGCTCCTACAGGCCCAACTTTCCACAGTCCAATTATATTATCTCCTCTATCTCCAGTTAATATTTGAGTATAAAAGAACTTTAAACCTTCCCATTTACTTACTTTTTTCCATTCCCTCTTGCTAAAATTATAATGCCAACAAGGTATCTGTAACATATCTTTATCTACTGAAGCTACAACAACATTGTTGTTATGTCTCGTTGCTTCTTTTGCTATGAGATCATCAGCTTCTTCTCCTTCACTAATTATAGCTCTATATTTATTAACAAGGTGGTCCCGTATAATAGGTAGGTGAACTGGTTTCTTAGACCCAACTCTGTTACCTTTATAAACATGGGTCTTAGATATGTCGTAACGAAAATTTCCTGAGCCTGTAAGAAAAACTGCATAGTCATCTGGTGAAGGAAACAAAGTAGTTTGATCTAGTATAAAACTCATTAGTTCTTCAGTCTTAGATATAGCAGAAGAAGGACTTAAGTTATCAGTAGACCATCCTGACCGATAAGCTACTATATCACCATCGATCAGGACTTTACCTCTATTCATCAAAACTCACTCCAAACCATCTCACCATTATCTTTTTCAAACGCTACACTCTTTACATAATCAAAACCCACTGCTTTAGTAGCTTCGTGAAAAGCCCAAGCTAATTGATTTAAGTCTTTTACTACAGTCCTTTCTAGATGGACTTTTCCATCGTACCCATCTAATTCCTCTTCGCTCTCAAAGATAATGGTAAGTTTCATTTAATTCACCATAAACAATTTGTCATCCTCAGAAGGACCAGAGCTAGTTTCATAAGCTACATGGTTTAGTACACCAATATTCATAAGCCTAACACCTGCCCCATTAGCGTAAGTCTCAAATTGAACTTTAGCTACAGTGCCATTACCTAAAGCACCATCTTCCTCAAAAGACCACATACGTTTGTCCTTCTCTCCTTTAGTTAAATCAACTACCTTTGGGGTTCCACCGTAATCAACCTCAACATCTTTACCAAACTTATCTTGAAACACTTTGATATTATTCTTATCTCTCTTTAGCTTCATAAACTTACCAATACCAAACTCTGAATTACCCTCAACTATTCTTTGAGAGTTCATAGGTGTAGGATCAAGACCTTCTGATATTAACTTCTTAATCTGATCTGAGTTTGTAAAGTAACCATTAACTATAAACTGACCACCTTTCTCAGCGATTGCCTGTGCAACTCTAGGGCCATTTAAATCTCCCATATCTAAGTTTTCCTCAAACACTTTTGGGTACTCTAATACCATTTCCATAACATATTTAGCCATTGTCGGATTCCTTTTTTACAACTGATACTTACTATATAGCAGTATTTTTTAAAATAATACAAGTAAATAATTAATTTTTTTAGTGTATCTCAGCATAATTATTCCCAAACTGAGCTTCCATACCTAAATCTACATTTAATTTTAACAACTGGTTTAAATCTTTTATAGAGTTGTGCATAATATTAACTACTTCATCTTCTTCTCCTCTTTTTACTAAGGCTATAACCTCATCGTGAAACTGACCAACAGTCTCTAACCCCTGTTGTCTACAAAACTTTACCCAATTATCAAAACAATAAACACCTGTTCCTTGATTTAAAGTAGAAAACCTATCTTTATCACTTCTAAGAGAGTACCAAAATTTAGAAACTGGGTTTTGTAACCACATAGAACCAAACAAATCCTTAATTCTGACACCCTTAGCTACGGCCTCTACAGACCAGTTACGTGACCAGAACGCTTTTAGTAAGTTTTTTGCCTCAGACTCAGACATACCAGTGTTACGAGCTAACGTAGAGGCTCCTACACCGTATGTAGCACTGTAGTTAACAACCTTGTAGTTTTTTCTTAAGTCCTTTAGGCTTTTCTCCCCAGAATTGTGTTTATCTATATCGCACTGAGTTATTAACCCTGCGTGTTTAGCTAAGTCTAAGTGTGGGTCAAAACCATCTTTAGACATTTCTTTTACGTAGTCAGGGTCTAATGGTTTCATGTAATGTCTTTTAGTAGTATCTTCTAAACTAGTCATATCAGCACCGCACAGTGTATGACCTTCTGGGGATGATAAGCACCCACGTATTTCTTTACCGTAAGGTTTATCTACAGATGGTAAATTAACTAAAGGCTTTGAATGTTTAAACCTTAAAGTGTTAGTTAGCCCTGCAATAGTAGCTTGTAAATAACCATCTTTTTCACACTCAACAAAAGACTTTATTATACCTATCCTATGAGATAAAACACTAAGTCCTTCTAACAAATCAATCCTTGAGTCCACAACAGATAACTTTTTAACAGAGGGACAAAGCTCACTTCCCTTTCTTACCTGTTCTATTTTTCTATTCTTACCAGTGTTATTATCCTTTAAGAACTTAAATGTACGGGGTTTCCACCCAATAGAAAATAACCAGTCTTTAACTTGGTCAGTAGAGTTTGGATTAGCTTTCTCTTCACCTGTCTTAACAACAAATGTTTGTGTAGTAATAGGCATTTTATACTCTTTACATAAAGAAACCCAACGCTCACCGTGAGAACTAAATTCACCATCTTTCTTGTACATAACTTTAGGTCTATTAACTACTCTAGTAAGATCTTTTCTTGGCATAGCATCAGATAATTTACCTACTGTATCTTCCCTTAGTTTCTCCCACTGTTCTTTATAATCAGTAGCTTTCTTTACGTCTAATTTCCACTGTAGGGTCTCTTGTTCTCTGGCACAATCTAACTTAAAACTAAGGTAGTCTATAAACTTATCTCTATCTATAGGATTAGGATACAACTTACTTAACTTATAACCTAAGTCTCTCCACAACCTACTATTAATCTTTACATCTTCATCACATCTATGAGCATACTGTTCTGGAGTTAAGTTATTCCAATCTTCTATTTGTGGTTTAGGTATGCCATAATCTTCACCATAACTTTGTAACCCATGCTTAGACTTACTATGATTTAGATACCAAGATAAAGCTAAAGTATCTACTAACATAGCTTTTACTTTAATATTAAGCACCTTTTCCACCGCAGGTATGTCAAATCTTATGATGTTATGACCAATAAGTTTATCAGCTTCTAACAGGACCCTTCTCATCTCATCATAATCGTGAGTATGATAGACTTTATTTCCATCGGGGGAGTATGACATAACGTGAATCTTAGTTAAGTCATCTAATAATCCATCAGTCTCTATATCAAAAATCATATGACTTCCTTTAAAGTAAATGTTTCCATATTAAACCTCATCTTACCTGCACGTCCTTCTTCTGAACAAGGTCTGTTCTTCTGTACACTAAGGTAGGTAGTGTTACGGTCTTCTACGTTGTCAGCTTCCTTATCTCTTTGTAAGTCTATAATAACTGACGCACGTTGTCCTATCATCTTACAGTACTTAGGATCACCATCCTCATTGGTATGTGCAATAGTAACAATACCTACATTGAGTTCAGCAGATAGCTTAGATAGACGTATGGATAAGTCTGCAAGTAACTCTTCCTTAGTAGACTCTGATCTACCTGCAACGACATCCTGTATAGGCTCAAAGAATACAAACTTACAACCACAAGCCTGACTAAAGAAACGTATCTGATCTATTAACTCCTCTGACCCTTGACCATCACCAAGGTAGAATTGATAGAGTAGCTCATCTTTAGTTATGTTCTCTATGGCCTGTACTACCTTATCTTCTACACCCTTATCATCTATCAAGTCTCTTCTAGTCACGTTATCTTTTAACTCATAGGACACTAAACCTAACAGTGTTCTAAGTTTAGTCTCTTCTAAGTGCCATACAGCTATAGGAATAGATCGCTTAAGAAAGTTATACTCTAGGTATCTCATAACCTCAGTCTTACCTATACCTGTCTGGGCCTTAATAACCGTAAAGTGACCCTGCATCAAACCAAGTATCTTCTCATCTAGAGCTTCTATACCTGTAGGAACATACTGATGTTCTGGAGTATCGTGATATAAAGATAAGAACTGATCTGTTGTATTAAGTATATTCTCTGGTGTGTACTTCTTAGCATTCCACCAAGACGATTTAAACTCCTGAGTTGCATTATCCTGTAGAAACTCATTAGCATCTTTATACTTATCGTGAGGTACTCTATAGACCTTGTTAGGAAACAACTTAGCCATCCTATCAGCTACTGCATTACCTGCATCATCATTATCAACAGATAAAACAATCTTCTCAAAACTATCTAACCACTCTTTACAATTCTCCCATAATTTCCTCGATGGGGTAGCTGATGGTAATGAGACTACGGGTGTAGTGTAACCACTCTTTAGCATCTGAGCTACAGATAAAGCATCAAGTTCACCTTCTGTTACAGTAACCATCTTAGATGAACCTGCTGTAAACATATTCATACCAAACAACTCATCACCTCTAAAGTTGTCTTTAGTATAAAATACTTTCTCGCTTAACTTTCTAACCTTAATTCCCCCACTAGGGTATATGTATTCTTGTCTATCTTTATAAGTCCTGACATTAAAGTCTTGCATTGTAGACGCATTAATACCTCGTATAGGCTCGTATTTCCACGTACCACTATCTTCAATATTCTTAGGTGTGTAGTCTACTACGTTATTCATATTATTCCTTTCTTCTACAGGATACTTATCTTTAGCCCAACTAAACATAGCTTCTTTAGATGGATAACCTCTCTCACAAGATTTACAATGACCAACTTTTTTTACACTGTTGTAATCAAAAGCATCACTTGATTCGCAAGCTACATAAGGACATGGTTTATGTATTATCTCTGACATTATACTTCCTTCTTAAGTTTTAACTTACGTTATTTACTTTAGTATTATTAATATTATTAGTTTTAACTTACGTTTAAGGTTTACACTTATTATATAGTAGTATTTTTCTCTTTTCTACAAGTAAAGTTTTGTTACAGATTGTTTCAAGTGCTATATTCTCCTGTAAAGATACATACTGTTGCGTTATATCTAACTCATCAGCTATATCAACTTGAAACATATCTTGTAAGTATTTCATTTGTATTATTTTCCATTGTAGGGGGGTAAGAAACAACTCAGCTATGTTAAGTATATGATTAAAATATTCTTCTCTCTCATACTCTATTGCATGGTCTTGTGTTTGAGTTTCATACCCTTCTACATTAATGTATGTTGAGTTTACTGCCCTAGATAAATTCTCTATACCAACTTTACTCATTGACCTATGTTCAATATCCTTACCTTTAGATAACAACCTAGCTTCATCTTGCATAGGAACACTGACAGGCAGAGACTTAAGATTAATAAAGTCGTGTACCTTTCTGTTAGCCATTCTGTACAAATTAGCAGGGTGAGTGTTACCTTGAGACATCTGCTCATAGCACTCAAGTACACACTCTGACATTATATCTTCGTGTAAGTATGGCCTGTTATACTTGAATGCTATATTCTTGCACATCTTTAGTATCTTTTTATCATCCATATTATTATCTTTCTTAACTGGTGGTTTTTTAACTGGCTTGGGTAGTTTGTCTATGTTTTTAGCCCAATCATCAACGGGGTCAGTCTTATCAACACCGTCCACTTTCCCCATAAAGTTTCGGATAATATTAAGTATATAGATAAAACCTTTGTTATTGCTATATTTTAATATCCTATTACTATTAATTTCCATCGGTATGTACCCCTAAATTAGTCCTCTATATGCGAACCCATACAGTATATATGTCTATCACTTGTCTTCATTGCAAGTACCCTATTGACCTTAAATGACTTGTAACCATCGATAGTTTTTAAAGGTACTATGCCA